TCTCTTAGCAGTTATCTTCCAAACAAAGTGACCACCCATAAAATCAGCAGGATTAATTGCATCGTGTTTTTCTGTAATTTCAAAAACTATTGGAGATTGTTCAAGTGGACGATCACAAGCAGAATCATCAATAAGAAATAAATCTCCTGCAAGAGGAATAACTTCTCCCCAAACTTCACGAAAATTTTGAATTGGAATATAAATGACAATATCAAGATCGCTCATAACACCAAATTTTGTTAAAAATGTAGAATAACTTTGAAAATCAATAACCGCTTTTAATTTTCTTGGACCACGATAGCGAGCAGTTGGATTTTCGCCATATATTTCGTTCTGATCATTTAAATTATATCCTGTGCTCCAATAAGAAATAGGCATTCCGTAGTTAGATGCATAGTTTGCAACCATTCCACGATAATTACTTTTTACATTAGATATTGTGTTATCACATTTTGACACATACGGATTCTCATTTGTAGGAATTCCTGTATTACCTAAATCAGTTATTCTGCTTTGGGTTGAATTAAAAGTTGTAGTTTTCTTTAGTGGATTAAAAACGAATGGAACATTATACGCCATGTTATTATTTACATAAATAGAATGAATGGAAGATTATAATTACAATTTTGAGAAAAGAAACTTACTTTTACATTTCATTTCCGCATTTGACGGAGTAAAAATTAAAAGATTTGATGGTTCTAAATTCGCAAAAGAAGTTATAAAGGTTCCTTTTGTTTTTGCACCAAAGAGTCATATATTGTATGATGTTATTGGTGTTACAGATTCTATTCGTCTTCCAATTATGGCAGCAGAAATAAAATCAGAAAATCGTGATAACGAACGAGTTAAAAATAAAATTGATAAAATAGTTTATAAAAACAACAATGGTTTATTTGTCTCTCTTCAAGTAATACCTTGGAATATAGAAATTGAAATGATTATTCTTACAAAATTCCAAGAAGATATGGATCAAATAGTTCAAAATTTTTCAGTAAACACTAATCCGTATGCTATTATTTCTTGGCAGGAACCTAAGTCAGGAAGAGAATTGAGAACAGAAATACTTTGGAATGGCGATATTTCTTTTCAATATCCTGCAACTGCGAATTATTCTCCAAAAGAACCTCCCTTTCGAGTTACCGCTACAACATCATTTACTATAAAAGGTTATTTATTTAAAACTTATATAGAAAATCCAAAACCTATTTGTTTAATAAACACTAATATTTCTTTTACAGATACATTTTTTTGTAATTATGCAACACTAACTGCTTATATTAGTGATTCTTCAACAGACTCATACTCTATAACTGGAAGACCTGTTATGAGATTTGTTGCACCTTATTATGTAAAAGAAGGAACATCCCCGATTATAACTGTTACAGGCTACAGCTTTCATGACACAATTAGTGTATTTGTAAGTGGATCAAATAGTGAAATGTACTCAGTTTCTACATTCAAACCTTTTTCTGGTTTAGACTCGTTTAATGCGTTTCCTGTAGAACAATTTGAAAAATCATTTAATAAATTATCTTTTTCACTTCCATCTCCAAACTCAAGTGGTTTTATTGATGTTATTGCTGTGAATTCATGTGGATATGGTTTATTAACAGAAGATTCTGCAACATACGCACCATACACTAGTGGATTAATATCTCTAGTTAGTTATCCTCTCACATGTGCGTCTGCTGTTTCTTGTATTTAACTTATAAATATTAATAATGGACGATTACAATTATAATTTCGAAATTCGCACCCTTTTAACACATTTCGCTGCTGCATTTGATGGTGTAAAAATTAAAAGATTTGATGGTAAAAAGTATGCAAAAGAAGTGGTAGAGGTTCCATTTACATATGCTCCAAAAAGTCACATTGTATCAGATTTATTAGGACCAACAGATACAGTTCGTCTTCCAATCATGGCAGTTGAAATTACTAGTCAAGGAAGAGATAATGAACGTGTTAAAAATAAAATTGAGGACTTAAAATATAGAAATGAAGATGGAACTTATGTAAATTTAAAGGTTGTTCCTTGGAATATAAAGGTTCAACTAACAGTTCTAGCAAAATTTCAAGAAGATATGGATCAAATAGTTCAGAATTTTGCCATTAATACAAATCCATATATTATTGTATCTTGGCAAGAACCAAAGTCCGGTAGAGAATTGAGAACAGAAATTCTTTGGGATGGAACTGTTTCTTATGAATATCCTGGTAAAAATCAAGGACCAAAAGACCCACCATTCCGAGTTACTGCAACCACGTCTTTTACAATCAAAGGATATGTTTTCAAAGCAAATATTGAAAACTCTGTACCTATTTGTTTTATAAAAACTGATTACATTTTCACAGATAAATTTTATTGTAATTATGATACTTTGGTTGCTTATACAAGCACAGCAACAACAGAAAGTTATTCAATTACAGGACGACCTGTTCTTCGTTATGTATCACCTTATTATATTGTAGAAGGTCAGAGTCCAACAATAAAATTACAAGGTTATAGCTTTGGAGATGTGAATGGGTTATTTGTAAGTGGTTCAAATCCAACAATGTATCCAATGTCAACCTTTCAACCATTTACTGCATTAGATGTTTTTAGTGCTTATCCTGTAGATCAATTCACAAAAGACAACACAACTATAACTTTTACACTTCCTGCCCCAAGTGCAAGCGGTTTGATAGATATTATTGCTGTAAATACTTGTGGTTATGGTTTATTAACTGAAGATGCAAACCGATGCAATCGTGTGGAAAATCCATATCCTGTTGATGATCCAAATCACTATACATGGACTGTTTTACAATTTCCTTATTTAAATGGTTTAATTGTTGCAGACTTTTTCGATCCTTTATGTATAGATCGTCATGATCGTCAAACAATTTATACAGAAGGTGAATGTGATAAAGATGCTGCTATTCAATCAATTTTACAAATAATGTCTGGATGTAATATTTCACTTGCAGAACTGTCAGCAATGATGTAGAGAACCATTCTTTTAAACTTAAAAAAATCTTAAGTTACATTATATAAAAAGTAAAACTTTTATGCTTTCGGAATATGAATAGAAATTAAAAACGAAGTTTTTTATTAAGGTCGTCAATGTCGTTTTGTGTGCCATTTTCAACCTTTTTTTCTATTTCTTTTTCTAATTCTCTCACTTCTTTAATTTCTTTTACTCTTTTTTCATTTTTTAAATATATAGATACAAATTCAAAAAATTGTTTAAATGTAGAAAGAATCGACCATATTATTTTTAAATAATCCATATATTTATTTAGTCTAAAATAGTATAAATAACACTGTGTCCTCACAGTGTCAAAAAATTGAAATTAAAAAATTACCGTTCTATGCATCGGATATAACAAACTTTACATCTGCTGTTTGCGCAGTTGTAACTCAAATGTCTAGTGTTAATAGTGGCAGCGAACCTCTTTTTACAAGTTGGGCAGCTACATATTCAGGTGATTTATATAATACTTTTACAACCGTTAATACATATTCTGCAACTTGGGGCGGTGGAGGTGGAAATTCTAATGTAAACACTTTTGTTTATAGTAATTCTGCAAATATATTACAATCAAATAGTGTTGTTAATAATACATCAGGAAATTGGAATAGTGTTTATACTTCTTATAACTCATCAAGTGCTAGTTTTTTAACAAATAATTCTGGAAATAGTCGATATGTAAAACTTTCTGGTGATGTTATGACTGGTGGACTTAGTGCTCCGAGTTTATCAACAAACAACCTTTATGTTGCTGGCAGCACAATTAATTTCTTTGACGGAAATGGAAATGTTATACAAACTTTAAAAAGTAGTGATGTAGGAAACTTTAAAAGTAATTATACATTAACAAATTCTCGTTCTGCTAATTGGGAAAATACATATGTAAGTTTCTCTTCTCAAAGTGCTAATAATCTTTCTGTTTATAATACTGTTAATACTAATTCTGGAAGTAATTGGAATTACCAAGGTAGTGATCTTAAAGCTCTTACAGGAAATTGGCAAAATACATATACCGGTTTTTCTTCTCAAAGTGCGAATAATCTTTCTGTTTATAATACTGTAAATTCAAAGAGTGCAAATTGGGATTCAACTTATTCTACTGTTAATACTAATTCTGCTACAAATTGGAATTACCAAGGAACAGATATTAAATCTCTTTCAAGTAATTGGCAAAATACATACATAGGTTTCTCTTCTCAAAGTGCTAATAATCTTTCTGTTTATAATTCATTTAATTCAAATTCAAGTAATTATAATTCTGTTTATAGTACAGTTAATACTAATTCTGGAAGTAATTGGAATTATCAAGGAACAGACATAAAGAGCTTAACAAGTAATTGGCAGAATACATATACTAATTTTTCTACTCAGTCATCGAATAATCTAAATGTTTATTCTATAGTAAGTTCCAATTCTGC